CAAGGCTGGGACGGAAGTCACTGTCGTTCTCAAAATCGGTGGAGCTGCATGACAAAGTCATCGGGCATTATCTGAACATAAAACACTATCAATAAGTTGGAGTCATTACCCAAGTATAGAGGATTCAGTGGTTACCACCAGGAGCTTGCAATGGGGACAGTGAATGTTAACGGTAGCCATAGGTAAATTTCAAAAAAGAGCATATACCTAATATTCAACTAAACAGTGGCATCTTCAATATACTATTAAAAATATATTAACCCCCCCATGGGGTTACCCGGAAGGGCCTCCGTGTATGTAATTCCTACTTATGTAGGAAATGTTGTACAGAACATTTATTATAATCCTATTCAATTATAATAATCATGCCATTATTATATTTTAACACCAGAGCGTGTCGTTGGTATTTAATGGGGGAAGGTAAGATGAAAAAGATAGCTGCTATATCATTAATTAGTGTTTTTCTTATGTCTGGGTGTGCTGTACATAATGATGAGACAAGTATCGGTAAATTTGGTCTTGCATATAAAAGTAATATTCAGCGTAAACTCGATAACCAATACTACACCGAAGCCGAAGCTTCTTTAGCCAGGGGCAGAATTTCTGGTGCAGAAAATATAGTAAAAAATGATGCAGCTCATTTCTGTGTTACTCAGGGCAAAAAAATGCAGATAGTTGACCTGAAGACAGAAGGTGCAGGATTACATGGCGTCGCTCGTCTGACATTCAAATGTGGAGAGTGAGAATATTTTTTGGTAAGCGTCAAACATGCGCGTTCTGGTTGTGCGTAGCCGGAATCTGTACGAGCACGATGCCGTTACGTGAAAGGCATCGTGTTATGAAGGGGGATTCTATCGATGTGGTCAATGGAAGACGGTGACCAGGATACGGCTTATGCATAAAAAATAAGCCCGTGTAAGGGAGATTTAGGGTGTCACCAGTAGGGGCTTTCAACGGTACAATGCGGGTTTGAGCGGCATAAATTACCACTGAAAGCCCTTAAACGTTACTCTACTGTGGACACTGTGTGGACACTCTCGGCCTCAGTACCACCTCTTAGCGGATTAAGAGAAATGGCGTCCTGAAGGTACTCTGGCGCAAAATGAGCGTAAACCATAGTTTGCTCAATCCGCGTGTGACCTAGTATCCGTTGTAGCGTGATAATACTTCCTCCATTAATCATGAAATGAGTGGCAAAGCTGTGCCTTAGTGCATGTGTGGCTTGCCCCATTGGCAAATCCGGTTTTATTGCTTTCATTGTTCGTCTGAAGCGAGGGTAATCAGCATCAGGGAATAAAAAACCTCGTTTGTTATCCGCGATCATTTTGGCAACAGCCTCTGAGATCGGGACGGTGCGTGGTTTGTTTGTTTTCGTTTTAACAAACGTGACGCGGTTATGGATGATATTTTCTGCTTTCAAACGAGCTGCTTCTCCCCAACGTGCTCCAGTACTCAGGCAAAGAATCGCAATCTTTTTGTTGTCGCCGTCAAGAGCAGCAAGCAGTAAGGCAATTTCTTCCTGCGTGAGATAGCCTGTGTCTGGTTTTTCCTCCTTAAGCCTTTTTGTCCCTCTGATAGGGTGCTCACCAAAGAATAACTCCGCTTCAATCAGGGCTGTAAACATGCCGCTAATACATGTTAAATCACGATTGATACTCGAAGGTTTAATACCCTGACTTCTTCGGGTGGCGCAGTACTGGCTGATAAGCGATTTCGTAATTTGAAATGCGCATGGGTCATTCGTTATTTTTGTGAAGATTTCAATTTTTCCAAGATTAGATTTCCCATGCTCTTCGTGTTTACCCTTTAAATCCCACCAGATCTGTGTCAGCTCCGACAGACGTCGCTTGTCTGTTGGTTTTGATAGCCATTCTTTATTGTGGTGGTTGTACAACGTGTATTTCTCGAAAGCGACAGCTTCGCTTTTCTTATCAAACTTCCTACGGATGCGTTTTCCATTACGTCCAGTAGGGCGGATGTCCACTTCATATCGACCATCATCGAGTTTTTTGATTGCCATCAGAAAACCCTCCGAGTGGTGTGTTTTTTTGCGACTACTAATCGCTTTTTTCGTGGTGGCTGAAATTTAGCCACCAATAGTAGGCACTTGTGATGAATATATTCACGATGAATTGTTAACCAGTCTTTTGACCGGAGTGGGGCGACGTTGTTTCGTTTTGCCCAAAGTGTGCGAGAGCGGGCGCAATTTGCCCGGACTCAGGAGCGATCTGATTGGTCATGAACCATAAAGTGTATTTGGTGAATTGTGGGGTCTGCAGGATGTTCATCATGACATCTGTTGGAGGTGTTGAACGACCACTTTCATAGTAACTCAGCGTGCCATACGGAACCCCTGTTAAATCAGCAAGTTGTTGTCTGCTCAAATACTCTGATTTTCGCATTAAGACTATCTTCTCGCTTATCGTGTTTGACATGGTGTTTAGATCTCAATAGTATTTAGTTTAGATGTAGATTGTTTAGTGCTTGGATGTGGGCACTAAAAGGCATTATAAGACATTAAACGCAATTCATGAGGGCTAGAGGACGACATGAGCAAGCAAGTAACACTCATGACTGATGCGATTCCTTATCAGGAGTTCGCAAAACTAATAGGAAAATCGACAGGAGCGGTTCGTCGGATGATCGATAAAGGAAAGCTGCCTGTAATTGATATGACCGATCCACAATCAGCTTCAGGTCGTGCAGGTGAATATTGGGTATACCTTCCGGCATGGAATAACGGACTAAAACTGGCTTATGAAAGCCGCCCTAAAGAGATTCGTGACGGCTGGTTGATGTGGTTAGGTCTCGGTGAACCACGTTAAGGAGAACCGTATGAATGAGCCTCGTTGTATTGCTCAGTTACTGCGTAACGAAAGCCCCAGGGCGATTGACTTCACCATCACCCACGGTAAGGGGCGTAAGGGAATCATTATCCGCACCAAAAAACAGAGTCCGTTAAAAAAGGCTCTGACCTTTCTGAAAAGCCGGAGGGTATGGAAATGACAGTGATGACGCTCAATCTCGTTGAAAAACAGCCAGCAGCTATGCGCCGGATAATTGGTAAGCATCTTGCCGTTCCTCGCTGGCAGGATACATGTGATTATTATAATCAGATGATGGAGCGCGAACGGTTAACGGTTTGCTTCCATGCTCAGTTAAAACAGCGTCACGCAACGATGTGTTTTGAAGAAATGAACGACGTCGAACGTGAACGACTGGTATGTGCAATTGATGAATTGCGTGGTGCATTCTCAAAACGCCGTCAGGTTGGCGCAAGTGAGTATGCATATATTAGTTTTTTAACAGTCAGTCAGCGTCGTACTTTATTTATGCATGCCGGATTGACTGAAAAAGAATTCAACCAGCCATACTGGCGAATTAATGAAGAGTCATGTTACTGGCGTGATGCTTTATTCCGTGCATTACGTGAATTATTCAGTCTGTTTGAGTATGCACCGATAATTCTGACGTCGGTAAAACCGGAGCAATATCTGCATTAAGTAATTAACCAGAGTTTTTAACGCACTTAATTGTGCGGGGCTTCTTTTTGCCTGGAGAAAGTTATGCATACAGTTTCTGAAAATCAGTGCGGTATATACGCATTACTGCTGCAACAGGCCAGAACCGAAGCACAGGCCGACGCTGCGACGCGCTTTTCTTCTCATCTTGATGCCATGATTCGCCACATCACAAAGGCGGAGTTATCCCGCGTGGAGATAGTCGAGCTGCTCAGTCAGGAGTCGGAAAAATTTCACAATATCGGATTGTCTCGCGGGGAGGTGCTTTGATGTTCTGTTCTCGTTCAGTTGTATTACTGAATAACGCCTTAAAAATCGCCGTTATGAAAAATGGCGATTTGTCTCTTATTCAACTTGGTCTTGATAAAGAAAAACGCGAAATAACTGAGTCTGTTATCGCGATTTATCAGAACGAATTAAACCTCCTGTCTGATGTGGTCAATTTACTTGTTAAACGCGCTGTGTTTCACAAGCAAATCTCCTCCGTGGATGAACTGACGAAATTAACGACAGAAATCGCCAGCTATTGCGCTGATGAATTTAAAAACCTTAACGACAAAAGGAACTGGTAATGCCGGACAACGTAGATTTTATTCAGGAACAACAGGCTGAATTACTGGAGCGCCAGATTAACGCGGCAAGGGTAAAACATTGCGGTGCTTCTGCGCTGGTTTGCGAAGAGTGTGACGCGCCAATACCTGCTGCCCGTCGTGCGGCTTACCCGTCAGCCACGCGTTGTGTTTCCTGTCAGTCAGTCTTTGAAGCAAAAAACAAACATTACCGGAGAACGGCATGAGTATTCGTATTGAAATTGGCGAACGTTATGTCGTTACCAGTGACAGCTTTCAGTTTATTCTCCACGAGAAAAAGAGAGCGGAAAGCGGTAAAAACGCCGGTCAGGAATGGCTGGCGGTGGTTGGTTATTACCCGAAATTAAGCCAGCTCGTTTCAGGCCTGATGCATCACGATATTCTGACCGGAAGCGCAAAGTCTTTTGCTGATTTAAACGTGCAGGTTGAGCAACTCAGCAAGCGTTGTTCAGAGGCTTTTGGCTCATATGGCCGTTAAAGCCTCCGGGCGTTTTGTCCCTCCGTCAGCATTTGCCGCAGGCACCGGTAAGGCGTTTACCGGTGCTTATGCATGGAACGCGCCACGCGAGGCTGTCGGGCGCGAAAGACCCCTTACACGTGACGAGATGCGTCAGGTGCAAGGTGTTTTATCCACGATTAACCGCCTGCCTTACTTTTTGCGCTCGCTGTTTACTTCACGCTATGACTACATCCGGCGCAATAAAAGCCCGGTGCACGGGTTTTATTTTCTCACATCCACTTTTCAGCGTCGTTTATGGCCGCGCATTGAGCGTGTGAATCAGCGCCATGAAATGAACACCGACGCGTCGTTGCTGTTTCTGGCAGAGCGTGACCATTATGCGCGTCTGCCGGGGATGAATGACAAGGAGCTGAAAAAGTTTGCCGCCCGTATCTCATCGCAGCTTTTCATGATGTATGAGGAACTCTGCGATGCCTGGGTGGATGCGCATGGCGAAAAAGAATCGCTGTTTACGGATGAGGCGCAGGCTCACCTCTATGGTCATGTTGCTGGTGCTGCACGTGCTTTCAATATTTCCCCTCTCTACTGGAAAAAATACCGTAAAGGGCAGATGACCACGAGGCAGGCATATTCTGCCATTGTCCGTCTGTTTAACGATGAGTGGTGGACCCATCAGCTTAAAGGCCAGCGTATGCGCTGGCATGAGGCGTTACTGATTGCTGTCGGGGAGGTCAATAAAGACCGTTCTCCTTATGCCAGTAAACATGCCATTCGTGATGTGCGTGCACGCCGCCAGGCAAATCTGGAATTTCTTAAATCGTGTGATCTCGAAAACAGGGAAACCGGCGAGCGCATCGACCTTATCAGTAAGGTGATGGGCAGTATTTCTAATCCTGAAATTCGCCGGATGGAGCTGATGAACACCATTGCCGGTATTGAGCGTTACGCCGCAGCAGAGGGTGATGTGGGGATGTTTATCACGCTGACCGCGCCGTCAAAGTATCACCCGACACGTCAGGTCAGAAAAGGCGAAAGTAAAACCGTCCAGCTAAATCACGGCTGGAACGATGAGGCATTTAATCCAAAGGATGCGCAGCGTTATCTCTGCCGTATCTGGAGCCTGATGCGCACGGCATTCAAGGATAATGATTTACAGGTCTACGGTTTGCGTGTCGTCGAGCCACACCACGACGGAACGCCGCACTGGCATATGATGCTTTTTTGTAATCCGCGCCAGCGTAACCAGATTATCGAAATCATGCGTCGCTATGCGCTCAAAGAGGATGGCGACGAAAGAGGAGCCGCGCGAAACCGTTTTCAGGCAAAACATCTTAACCGGGGCGGTGCTGCGGGATATATCGCGAAATACATTTCAAAAAACATCGACGGCTATGCACTGGATGGTCAGCTCGATAACGACACCGGCAGGCCGCTGAAAGACACTGCAGCGGCTGTTAGCGCATGGGCGTCAACGTGGCGCATCCCGCAATTTAAAACGGTTGGCCTGCCGACAATGGGGGCTTACCGTGAACTACGCAAATTGCCGCGCGGCGTCAGCATTGCTGATGAGTTTGACGAGCGCGTCGAGGCTGCACGCGCCGCCGCAGACAGTGGTGATTTTGCGTTGTATATCAGCGCGCAGGGTGGGGCAAATGTCCCGCGCGATTGTCAGACTGTCAGAGTCGCCCGTATCCCGTCGGATGACGTTAACGAGTACGAGGAAGAAGTCGAGAGAGTGGTCGGCATTTACGCGCCGCATCTCGGCGCGCGTCATATTCATATCACCAGAACGACGGACTGGCGCATTGTGCCGAAAGTTCCGGTCGTTGAGCCTTTGACTTTAAAAAGCGGCATCGCCGCGCCTCGGAGTCCTGTCAATAACTGTGGAAAACTCACCGGTGGTGATACTTCGTTACCGGTTCCCACACCTTCTGAGCACGCCGCAGCAGTGCTTAATCTGGTTGATGACGGTGTTATCGAATGGAGTGACCCGGAGGTCGTGAGGGCGCTCAGAGGTGCATTAAAACACGGTCGGAGAACGCCAAATCGTCAGCAAAGAAACGGAAGCCCGTTAAAACCACATGAAATTGCACCATCGGCCAGACTGGCCCGGTCGGAACGAATGCAAATTACCCGTATCCGCGTTGACCTTGCTCAGAACGGTATCAGGCCGCAGCGATGGGAGCTTGAGGCGCTGGCGCGTGGCGCGACCGTAAATTATGACGGGAAAAAATTCACGTATCCGGTCGCTGATGAGTGGTTCGGATTTCAAGATGAAGTGTCATTTTTTATATAAAAAACGTTAAAATTCAATGCAATGAAGGCATAGAGGAGGTCGCTTTAATATGTTTTATGTTTAATATTTATTAATTGTTTATTTAATATAAAAAAATATTATATATAGGGAGATCAAATACAACGGTTTACTTGTTATGATGCAAACATTGGTTAGTTAGTGAGATACATCGCCATCAATTGGGTAACTTTACCCGTGGAAAGTTAACGCTTTCTAACATTTACCCCGCGCAACGCCCCTGCCAGCGACAAGAGTCACAGGATCAGGCGGTATGGCGTATGGGTATTCGAACCCTTTGGGCGACCAAGGGTTCGTGGAGCAGGGGGCTAGTGCTGTTCAATCTCATCCTTATGAGGGCGAACCATAGTGTTGGAGCAGACATATCGTTTGCACACTATGGGCATAAGGAGCAAATCATGAAGAATGATAAATTAACCAACGAACAGCAGGCGCAGAACAAGTCAAACCTGAAAAAGTGGGCTGGTTATGTTTGGAAATTAATCAAATGGGGTATTAGACTGTTTGATTTAGCCACTCGAGCACTGGACTACTTTGAAGGGGGTGATGAGTAATGCGTCCTCCCTAGTTTCAATAGCATGGAGTTGCCTATGTTACACAGAGCCCTTCGTTTAATAAGGCAATACCATAAAGAGTCATTGGTTGATTTATCAACATCTTTAGGTATTCCAAAAGAAAAAATAGTAGAACTCGAAAGTGGGGTTTGGTCGCCTACAATTGATGTTTTACAGCGTTACGCCTCCCATTTCGATATGCCGGTATCTTCTTTAGTATTTTTTTCAGAATCGTTAGGTACGCAGGGGCGTTTATCTAAGCGTTTCCGTTTAAATTTAGCTGGTAAAGTATTAGATGTTATTGAGTGGGCGAATAAGAAAAATGAAAAGACGAATAAAACTCAAAATTTCCACTAAAAATAAATCTTACGATATAATTGATTCGCCGTTTTATAAAATGAGAAGTAAAAGGAAATTGGCTTCTTTATTGGGGGTTGATGTAGGGGATTTATCAACCTTAAAAAAAGATGAAGGCAATTATTCTATTTTTGAACAGTTATCTAAAAACGGAAAGCCACGTAAGATACAAAAACCATTAGAAAAATTAGATGTGGTGCATACTCGTATTGCAAGTCTGCTATCGCGAATTACCTTGCCAGATTATCTACATTCTGGAAAGAAGGGATGTTCTAATGTTACTAATGCTAAAATCCACCTTAATAATGAAAGGTTGATGACAACCGACATCAGGGCTTTTTTTCCATCAACTACTAGAGAAATGATATTTTCATTCTTTTTTTCTGTTATGAAGATGTCATCTGATGTTGCGGATGTATTATCGTATATATGTACTTGCTATGGGCGTTTGCCTACAGGTAGCAGGATTAGTATGCCTCTTGCATATTTTGCAAATTCAAGAATGTTCGGAGAAATACACCAACTTTGTAATAAACTACACGTAAATATGTCTGTTTATGTTGATGATCTAACTTTTTCAGGACAAAACGTTAATAGACTATTTTGTTCAGTGATTCGCAAAATAATAAATAAGCATGGTCATGTGATGCATGCGGATAAAACAAAAATTTATAGTAGAGAAAAGCCTAAGTTGGTAACAGGTGTTATTGTTTTGGGCGGTTCTTTAAAAGTCAGGAATAAGCAGCATCTTTTAATGTCTCAAGAAATTGAATATTGGAAAATGATAAAGGATGCAGCGTGTGCAAGAGAAACTCATACTGCCAAAAAGTTATTTGGACGATTGCATTCTATGGGGGTAATTGAACAACGTTATAGATCAAAGGTGCTTACATTAAAAGCAAGTACTGCACTTTAATACAGGTTCCTGTAAGTGATTATATTGTTCTTAAGATACTTACTGATGTTATTTCCCCGTAGCCTTAATTTCTGCGGGGAAGTATGGAGATATTTTGGTTATGGAATGCTAATTTTTTAATGTGTATTTTTCTGTGATTAGTTTCATTGTTCTTTCCAATCCTAAATATACAGTGGCATCAGTAATATTGAGCACGGCAAGTTCTTTTAAAATTTTCTTTTTGTCTCTGATGTTTATTTTTTCTGTCTTAAAGTTGTATGGTGAATTATCTGCCTGATCGTTGGATATCTCAGGAAAAACGGCGTTATTACCGAATAATAAAAAGGCACCGGATTGAGATGATATTCTTTCATTATTTATCCTGCTTTTTACAAAAATTATCTTTTCCAAATCATCTGGATTTATTATGCTTTGAAAATATGGTTTTTCATGCTTTATGGATTCTAAGAGTTTAAGGCAAGCATGAGAGTTGTTAAAATCATTATTTCTTTCTTCGAAAGAAAGCTTGTCTTTCATGTCTTTTGATAGCATGCATAAATTAGATATGCAACTGACAGTGTCGGAATCGAAAAATTTAATGTTCTCTCTGTGTGTTTTAAATATTATTACTTGACCATCGATATCGTTTTTGTCGGAATTTATACTACTGCATGCAAAATAAAGTGCAATTAATGGATTTGATGTGATGTCAAGTAAGCGAGTAGGTATGCCATAATGTTGCATTCTTACAAGTTTATCAAGCATTGATGTATCATCAATGAATTCTGAGGGTCTTGCGCTCAATGCTTCTTTAACAAGGTTGATTTCATTATGTAGAAATTTATAGTTCCCATTTTCATATTTTCTGAAAAGAGATGGTGCAAGTTCATAAGATGAATCTGAATGACCCCTGTAAAAAATCTCCTCATCCATATCTGCTGTTATATGGAGAACTTTTTCAATAAATTCTTGTAAACTATTTACGGTTAATAATGTGCTATCTTCGTCTGGGAGAGGCGCTGGACTGCTATCCACTTGTGCATTTTGGTTAATACCAAATGTCTTAAGGATATCATCTATATTTTTGTCTTTTATGGCCCAGTGTGTTCTTTTAAGGCCATAAGTTCCGAGTTCTAAACTGCTTTCAACACTTTTGGCGTCTGATATTTTGATTTCATTGTGTGTATGGGTGATTGCAAATTGGAAGTTGATTTCTTTTCCCTTAATGTGAATATTTGAAATTCTTCCAATTCGTATGTCGACATAATAAGGTTTTGCTCCCTCTATTTGATAAGCTTCACTCATGAATATTGTTGGGAGTTTTTCAAGATAAGATAGTACATTGCTGCTTAATGGGGATAGTTTTTTGCGAATACCATCGGAGGTGTTTTCAAACATTCGTGATAAAAGAAATGAGAATTCTCCATTATTTTGGCTGAATGGTTTCCAGTGGTCGTAGTGGTCGGGAAAACCACCCATAATTAAATTAATCATAATTACCTGTTCATCTGATGTAGGTGTAGGAATGCTTGTTGTTTGTTATGGTAATGTTAACGCTTGTTGGTGGCAACTACTATTACTACTTGCTGTTAGAGCTAAGACATTTTTTGATTGCTTGTAATGATAGCGAGCCTTTAACTAACTGGGATTTTGAAAAAATAAATGAATTGTCAATTTCCTGAGATTTTTATTACTGCATTCATTAAGTGCATTTTTTTGCGTGTGTTAGTTGCCATGCTTTTCCATGTTTGTTACCAGTGTTGATGCGGTTACTGTGTTTTAATGCAATTGCATTAAAAGCGCCCTATGAAGCGGGCGGGCGAGGCGGGGAAAGCACTGCGCGCTGGCGGTGGTGCGGATTTTATTTTTTCAGCGTCTGAGCGCGTCGTGAAGGCGTTTACTTGGCCTGCTAGGGCGTTGGTGTGTCTGCGGGGTGTTTTGTGCGGTGGTGAGCGTGTGAGGGCGTGATGACGGGGTGTAAAAAAGCCGCCCGCAGGCGGCGATGTTCAGCCGTTGTCAGTGTCCAGTGAGTAGTTTTTAAAGCGGATGACCTCCTGGCCGAGCCAGCCGTTTATTTCCCGAATCCTGTCCTGTAACGGGATTAGCTCATTGCGGACAAAGACCTTTGCCACTTTCTCAATATCACCCAGTGACCCGACGTTCTCCGGCTTGCCACCCATCAACTGAAAGGGGATGCGGTGTGCGTCCAGCAGGTCAGCGGCGCTGGCTTTTTTGATATTAAAAAAATCGTCCTTCGTCGCCACTTCACTGAGCGGGATAATTTTAATGCCGTCGGCTTTCCCCTGCGGGGCATAGAGAAACAGGTTTTTAAAGTTGTTGCGGCCTTTCGACTTCACCATGTTTTCGCGAAGCATTTCGATATCGTTGCGATCCTGCACGGCATCGGTGACGTACATGATGTATCCGGCATGTGCGCCATTTTCGTAATACTTGCGGCGGAACAGCGTGGCCGACTCATTCAGCCAGGCAGAGTTAAGGGCGCTGAGATATTCCGGCAGGCCGTACAGCTCCTGATTAATATCCGGCTCCAGCAGGTGAAACACGGAGCCGGGCGCGAAGGCTGTCGGCTCGTTGAAGGACGGCACCCACCAGTAAACATCCTCCTCCACGCCACGGCGGGTATATTTTGCCGGTGAGGTTTCCAGTCTGATGACCTTACCGGTGGTGCTGTAACGCTTTTCCAGAAACGCATTACCGAACACCAGAAAATCCAGCACAAAGCGGCTGAAATCCTGCTGGGAAAGCCACGGGTGCGGGATAAACGTTGAAGCCAGAATATTACGTTTGACGTAAATCGGTGAGCTGTGATGCACGGCAGCACGCAGGCTTTTTGCCAGACCGGTAAAGCTGACCGGCGGCTCATACCATCTGCCGTTACTGATACATTCGACGTAATCCAGAATGTCACGGCGGTCGAGCACCGGCACCGGCTCACCAAAGGTGAATGCCTCCATTTTCGGGGCGCTGGCGGTCATTTTTTTTGCCGCAGGTTGCGGTGTTTTCCCTTTTTTCTTGCTCATCAGTAAAACTCCAGAATGGTGGATGTCAGCGGGGTGCTGATACCGGCGGTGAGTGGCTCATTTAACAGGGCGTGCATGGTCGCCCAGGCGAGGTCGGCGTGGCTGGCTTCCTCGCTGCGGCTGGCCTCATAAGTGGCGCTGCGTCCGCTGCTGGTCATGGTCTTGCGGATAGCCATAAACGAGCTGGTGATGTCGGTGGCGCTGACGTCATATTCCAGACAGCCACGGCGGATAACGTCTTTTGCCTTGAGCACCATTGCGGTTTTCATTTCCGGTGTGTAGCGGATATCGCGCGCGGCGGGATAGAACGAGCGCACGAGCTGGAACACGCCGACACCGAGGCCGGTGGCATCAATACCGATGTATTCGACGTTGTATTTTTCGGTGAGTTTGCGGATGGATTCAGCCTGAGTGGCAAAGTCCATGCCTTTCCACTGGTGACGCTCAAGTATTCTGAATTTGCCACCGGCCACCACCGGCGGTGCCAGCACCACGCATCCGGCACTGTCGCCACGGTGTGACGGGTCGTAACCAATCCATACCGGGCGGGAGCCGAACGGATTGGCGGCAAAGGGTGCATAGTCTTCCCATTCTTCCAGCGTGTCGACCATGCAGCGTTGCAGCTCCTCGAACGGGAACACCGACGCCTTGTCGTCAACAAATTCACACATGAACAGGTTTTTAAAATCGTCGGCGCTGTTTTCACGTTTGAGCTGCTCAATGTCGAACAGTGTGCAGCCGCCTTTCAGGGCGTCCTCAATGGTGACAATCTGCCGCCACTGGCCGTCCGCACAGAGAAGCCCGCTGGCAAGGGCGTTATGACTGACGTCGATTTCCACACGTTCGGCGGCGCTGGCACGTCCCCGGTTGAACAGTTCACCTGACCAGAACGGGTAGGCGTCGTGCGCCAGCGTGGACGGGGTGGAGAAATAGGTCGAGCGCAGGTGACTCTGTGAGGCCATACCTGATGCCACCTTACGCAGTACCTGAAAATTCGGGATCCAGAAAATCTCATCGACGTACAGGTCGCCGTTATGGCTCTGCGCGGTGTTGGAGTTGGTGCCGAGAAAAATCAGTTTTGCGCCGTTATTGCCCAGGACAATCGGGTCACCGGTAAGGTCAACGTCCACCAGACGGGCAAAGGCGATGATGTATTCGCGGAACACATACGCCTGCGTTTTACTGGCCGACAGAAAAATCTGGTTATGACCGGTTTTCAGGGCGCGCAGCAGTGCCTCGCGGGAAAAATAAAACGTCGCGCCAATCTGGCGGGATTTCAGGATATCGCGGATGCGGTGCTCAAGCCCGGCGCGATACCAGTGCAACTGATAGTCGAAAGACTGCTCAAAGAAAATCTGCTCCAGCTTTTCGATGGCTTCGTCACTGAAAAAATTCTTTTTCGGTTTGCGACGCCCGCCTTTGTTGCGGTTAGCGACGTTCGGATTAAGGTCTGCCTCGTTGCCGGTCTGGCTGTAGCGGTTTACCCGTGCCAGTCGTTCAATCTGGCGTCCCAGCAGGTCAATTTCCTTGAAGTCACCGCCGGTTTTCTGCGGTTTGATGATGAGCTGGGTCAGCCGCGCTTCCAGGCTCATTTCGACACGGCTGATGGGGGCAACGCTGTCCCAGCCGTCGCGCTGTTTCCAGCTCTGCACCGTCGGGCGTTTCATCTGCAACATGGCGGCAATCTGCGGCACGGAAAACCCCTGCCAGTACAGCAGCGCCGCCTGACGACGCGGGTCGTGTAAAAGAGTGGTGTCTGTGGTGATGGTCATGAATACCTCGCCGTGATGAATACACGGCAAGGCTACTGAGTCGCGCCCCGCGATTCGCTAAGGTGCTGTTGTGTCAGTGATAAGCCATCCGGGACTGATGGCGGAGGATGCGTATCGTCGGGAAACTGATGCCGACATGTGACTCCTCTAATCACTATTCAGGACTCCTGACAATGGCAAAAAAAGTCTCAAAATTCTTTCGTATCGGCGTTGAGGGTGACACCTGTGACGGGCGTGTCATCAGTGCGCAGGATATTCAGGAAATGGCCGAAACCTTTGACCCGCGAGTCTATGGTTGCCGCATTAACCTGGAACATCTGCGCGGCGTCCTGCCTGACGGTATTTTTAAGCGTTATGGCGATGTGGTCGAACTGAAGGCCGAAAAGATTGACGATGATTCGGCGCTGAAAGGCAAATGGGCGCTGTTTGCGAAAATCACCCCGACCGATGACCTTATCGCGATGAACAAGGCCGCGCAGAAGGTCTATACCTCAATGGAAATTCAGCCGAACTTTGCCAATACCGGCAAATGTTATCTGGTGGGTCTGGCCGTCACCGATGACCCGGCAAGCCTCGGCACGGAATACCTGGAATTCTGCCGCACGGCAAAACACAACCCCCTGAACCGCTTCAAATTAAGCCCTGAAAACCTGATTTCAGTGGCAACGCCCGTTGAGCTGGAATTTGAAGACCTGCCTGAAACCGTGTTCACCGCCCTGACCGAAAAGGTGAAGTCCATTTTTGGCCGCAAACAGGCCAGCGATGACGCCCGTCTGAATGACGTGCATGAAGCGGTGACCGCTGTTGCTGAACATGTGCAGGAAAAACTGAGCGCCACTGAGCAGCGCCTCGCTGAGATGGAAACCGCTTTTTCCGCACTTAAGCAGGATGTGACTGACAGGGCGGATGAAACCAGCCAGGCATTCACCCGCCTGAAAAACAGTCTCGACCACACCGAAAGTCTGACCCAGCAGCGCCGCAGCAAGGCCACCGGTGGTGGCGGTGACGCCCTGATGACGAACTGCTGACCGGCGTCAGTCAGTCCGGGAAAACCTTCACGATTAACCCTTAATTTCAGGAAAAACTATGCGCCAGGAAACCCGCTTTAAATTTAATGCCTACCTGTCCCGTGTTGCCGAACTGAACGGCATCGACGCCGGTGATGTGTCGAAAAAATTCACCGTTGAACCGTCGGTCACCCAGACCCTGATGAACACCATGCAGGAGTCCTCTGACTTTCTGACCCGCATCAACATTGTGCCGGTCAGCGAAATGAAAGGGGAAAAAATTGGCATCGGTGTCACCGGCTCCATCGCCAGCACCACCGACACCGCCGGTGGCACCGAGCGTCAGCCGAAGGACTTCTCGAAGCTGGCGTCAAACAAGTACGAATGCGACCAGATTAACTTCGATTTTTATATCCGCTACAAAACGCTGGACCTGTGGGCGCGTTATCAGGATTTCCAGCTCCGTGTCCGTAACGCCATTATCAAACGCCAGTCCCTTGATTTAATCATGGCCGGTTTTAACGGCGTGAGGCGTGCCGGAACCTCTGACCGCAGCAGCAATCCGATGCTGCAGGATGTGGCGGTCGGCTGGCTGCAGAAATACCGCAATGAAGCCCCGGCGCGCGTGATGAGCAAGGTCGCTGACGAGGAAGGTCGCACCACCTCTGAGGTCATCCGCGTGGGTAAGGGCGGTGATTATGCCAGCCTTGACGCACTGGTGATGGATGCGACCAACAACCTGATTGAGCCGTGGTATCAGGAAGACCCTGACCTTGTGGTGATTGTGGGACGTCAGCTACTGGCGGACAAGTATTTTCCCATCGTCAACAAGGAGCAGGACAACAGCGAAATGCTGGCCGCTGACGTCATCATCAGCCAGAAACGCATCGGTAACCTGCCGGCGGTACGCGTCCCGTACTTCCCGGCGGATGCGATGCTCATCACAAAGCTGGAAAACCTGTCCATCTACTACATGGATGACAGCCATCGCCGCGTGATTGAGGAAAACCCGAAACTCGACCGCGTGGAGAACTACGAGTCAATGAACATTGATTACGTGGTGGAAGACTACGCCGCCGGTTGTCTGGTGGAAAAAATTAAGGTCGGTGATTTCTCCACACTGGCTAAAGCGACCGCAGAGCCGGGAGCGTAACCGATGACGAGTCCCGCACAGCGCCACATGATGCGGGTCTCGGCAGCGATGACCGCGCAGCGGGAAGCCGCCCCGCTGCGACATGCAACTGTCTATGAGCAGATGCTGGTTAAGCTCGCCGCAGACCAGCGCACACTGAAAGCGATTTATTCAAAAGAGCTGAAGGCCGCGAAAAAACGCGAACTGCTGCCGTTCTGGTTGCCGTGGGTGAACGGCGTGCTGGAGCAGGGCAAAGGTGCACAGGATGACATTCTGATGACGGTCATGCTGTGGCGTCTGGATACCGGCGATATTGCCGGTGCGCTGGAGATTGCCCGTTATGCCCTGAAGTACGGTCTGACCATGCCGGGTAAACACCGCCGTACCCCGCCGTACATGTTCACCGAGGAGGTAGCGCTTGCGGCCATGCGCGCTCACGCTGCCGGTGAGTCTGTGGATACCCGCCTGCTGACGGAGACCCTTGAACTGACCGCCACGGCTGACATGCCTGATGAAGTGCGCGCAAAGCTGCACAAAATCACCGGTCTGTTTCTGCGTGACGGTGGTGATGCCGCCGGTGCGCTGGCTCACCTGCAACGTGCGACACAGCTCGACTGTCAGGCAGGCGTCAAAAAAGAGATTGAACGACTGGAGCGGGAGCTGAAACCGAAGCCGGAGCCGCAGCCCAAAGCGGCCACCCGCGCCCCGCGTAAGATCCGGAGCGTGACACCGGCAAAACGTGGACGCCCGAAAAAGAAAGCCAGTTAACAACCGAATGCGCCCCGCGCCAGGGCGGCACGCCGGTCAGTGAGGGTGAATCACCTGACACTGCACCGGCGTCCACCGCCCGACTTTTCAGAGGTAGTCATGATGACGCTGATTATTCCGCGAAAGGAGGCTCCCGTGTCCGGTGAGGGTACGGTGGTCATCCCGCAACCGGCAGGCGACGAGCCGGTGATTAAAAACACGTTCTTTTTTCCCGATATCGACCCGAAGCGCGTCCGGGAACGTATGCGCCTTGAGCAGACCGTCGCCCCCGCCCGTCTGCGTGAGGCCATCAAGTCAGGCATGGCGGAGACGAATGCGGAGCTGTACGAGTACCGCGAACAGAAAATTGCCGCCGGTTTTACGCGTCTGGCGGACGTCCCGGCGGACGACATCGACGGTGAAAGCATCAAAGTTTTTTACTACGAGCGCGCCGTGTGTGCGATGGCGACCGCGTCGCTTTATGAACGTTATCGCGGTGTGGATGCCAGTGCGAAAGGCGACAAGAAGGCCGACAGCATTGACAGCACCATTGATGAGCTGTGGCGGGATATGCGCTGGGCAGTGGCGCGCATCCAGGGCAAGCCGCGCTGCATCGTGAGTCAAATCTGATGAAGACCTTTGCGCTACAGGGCGACACGCTCGACGCCATTTGTGTCCGGTATTACGGGCGCACTGAGGGCGTGGTTGAGACCGTGCTCGCCGCAAATCCGGGACTGGCTGAACTGGGTGCGGTGCTGCCACACGGCACCGCCGTCGAACTGCCCGACGTTCAGACCGCGCCCGTGGCTGAAACTGTCAATCTGTGGGAGTAACGCATGACAGCAGAAGAAAAAAGCGTCCTGTCGCTTTTCATGATTGGGGTGCTGATTGTTGTCGGCAAGGTGCTTGCCGGTGGTGAACCCATCACCCCGCGTCTGTTTATCGGGCGCATGTTGCTCGGTGGTTTTGTCTCGATGGTTGCCGGTGTTGTTCTGGTGCAGTTTCCTGACCTGTCACTGCCTGCGGTGTGCGGCATCGGCTCCATGCTGGGTATCGCCGGTTATCAGGTGATTGAGATTGCCATTCAGCGCCGCTTTAAGGGCAGGGGGAAACCGTAATGCCGGTTATTAACACGCATCAGAATATCGCCGCCTTTCTCGACATGCTGGCCGTGTCCGAAGGGACGGCAAACCATCCGCTGACGAAAAACCGGGGCTATGACGTGATAGTCACCGGACTGGACGGGAAGCCGGAAATTTTCACCGACTACAGTGACCACCCGTTCGCGCATGGCCGACCGGCGAAGGTGTTTAACCGTCGCGGTGAAAAGTCCACGGCATCCGGTCGCTATCAGCAGCTTTACCTGTTCTGGCCGCACTACCGCAAACAGCTTGCCCTGCCGGATTTCAGTCCGTTGTCACAGGACAGGCTCGCCATTCAGTTGATCCGCGAACGCGGTGCACTGGATGACATCCGGGCGGGACGCATTGAGCGCGCTATTTCACGCTGTCGCAATATCTGGGCGTCCCTGCCGGGAGCCGGTTACGGTCAGCGTGAGCATTCACTGGAAAAACTGGTCACCGTCTGGCGTACCGCTGGCGGCGTACCGGCTTAAACGGAGTAAACACCATGAAGAAATTATCCCTTTCACTGATGCTGAACGTGTCGCTGGCGCTGATGCTGGCACTGTCCCTGATTTACCCGCAGAGCGTGGCCGTCAGTTTTGTCGCCGCCGGGGCGATTCTGGCGACGGTTATCTGTGTGGTTGCCGGTGGTGTCGGCGTGTATGCCACAGAGTATGTACTGGAGCGCTACGGGCGGGAGCTGTCGCCGGAATCGCTGGCCGTGAAGATTGTCGCGTCGCTGTTTTTGCAGCCGGTGCCGTGGCGCAGACGGGCGGCGGCTCTGGTGGTGATGGTGGCGACGTTTATCTCGCTGGTCGCTGCCGGGTGGATTTTTACTGCGCTGATTTACCTCGTGGCGTCGGTGTTTTTCCGGCTGATACGTAAAGCCTGTCGTCAGCGTCTTGAGGGGCGGGAATTATGTCAAAGCTGATGATTGTGCTGGTCGTGTTGTTATCGCTGGCGGTGGCGGGGCTGTTTCTGGCGAAGCATGAAAACGCCAGCCTGCGCACCTCACTGGACAGGGCGAACAGCGTCGCCAGCGGGCAGCAGACGACCATCACCATGCTGAAAAATCAGCTTCATGTTGCACTCACCAGGGCAGACAAAAACGAGCTGGCGCAGGTGGCACTGCGTCAGGAACTGGAGAACGCCGCGAAGCGTGAAGCACTGCGCGAGAAAACCATCACGAGGTTACTTAATGAAAACGAGGATTTTCGCCGCTGGTATGGCGCTGACCTGCCTGATGCTGTGCGCCGGTTGCACCAGCGCCCCGCCTGCACCGACGCCAGTGATTGTCCACAACGCCTGCCCGAAAGTGAGTCTTTGCCCGATGCCGGGCAGTGACCCGGAGACGAACGGCGATTTAAGTGCCGATATCCGGCAGCTTGAGAACGCGCTGGCACGCTGTGCCAGCCAGGTAAAAATGATTAAACACTGTCAGGACGAAAACGATGCTCAAACCCGACAGCCTGCGCAGGGCGCTGACTGATGCCGTCACGGTGCTGAAAACTAACCCCGATATGCTGCGGATATTCGTGGATAACGGGAGTATTGCTTCCACACTGGCGACGTCGCTGTCATTCGAAAAGCGTTACACGCTCAATGTCATTGTGACCGACTTTACCGGTGATTTTGACCTGCTCATCGTGCCGGTGCTGGCGTGGCTGCGGGAAAATCAGCCCGACATCATGACCACCGACGCAGGTCAGAAAAAGGGCTTCACGTTTTATGCAGACATCAACAATGACAGCAGCTTTGATATCAGCATCAGCCTGATGCTGACCGAGCGAACGCTGGTCAGTGAGGTGGACGGCGCACTGCATGTGAAGAATATCCCGGAACCTCCGCCGCCGGAGCCGGTCACCCGCCCGGTGGAGCTTTATATCAATGGCGAACTGGTGAGCAAGTGGGATGAATGAGTTTAAGCGTTTTGAAGACCGGCTGACCGGACTTATTGAATCGCTGTCACCGTCAGGGCGTCGACGACTGAGTGCCGAACTGGCGAAACGTCTGCGTCAGAGTCAGCAGCGTCGGGTGATGGCACAGAAAGCCCCGGACGGCACACCCTACGCGCCACGCCAGCAGCAGAGCGCCAGAAAAAAGACCGGTCGCGTTAAGCGAAAAATGTTTGCGAAACTTATCACCAGTCGTTTTTTGCATATCCGCGCCAGCCCGGAACAGGCATCAATGGAGTTTTACGGCGGGAAGTCACCGAAAATCGCCAGCGTGCATCAGTTCGGTCTGTCGGAAGAAAACCGGAAAGACGGTAAGAAAATTGATTATCCGGCGCGTCCTCTGCTCGGCTTTACCGGTGAGGATGTGCAGATGATTGAAGAGATTATCCTGGCTCACCTCGACCGTTAGTTGTGCCATTCCCGACACCTCATCGTCACATTGCCGCCGGTATGACCCGGCGGCATCCTTCCCGTTATGAACACTCTCGCAAATATTCAGGAACTCGCGCGCGCACTGCGCAACATGATTCGCACCGGCGTTATCGTCGAAACCGACCTTAACGCCGGTCGCTGCCGTGTGCAGACCGGCGGCATGTGTACCGACTGGCTGCAGTGGCTGACCCATCGCGCCGGACGTTCGCGCACATGGTGGGCACCTTCCGTGGGGGAACAGGTGCTGATTCTGGCCGTGGGCGGTGAACTCGACACGGCGTTCGTTCTGCCGGGGATTTATTCCGGCGATAACCCCGCGCCGTCTGCGTCGGCGGATGCCCTGCATATCCGTTTCCCTGACGGGGCGGTGATTGAGTATGAACCCGAAACCAGTGCACTCACGGTAAGCGGAATTAAAACGGCCAGCGTGACGGCTTCTGATTCTGTTACTGCCACGGTGCCGGTGGTCATGGTGAAAGCATCAACCCGCGTCACCCTGGACACACCGGAGGTGGTCTGCACTAACAAACTGACTACCGGCACGCTGGAAGTGCAGAAGGGTGGGACGATGCGCGGCAACATTGAACACACCGGTGGTGAACTCTCATCAAACGGTAAGGTGCTGCATACCCATAAACACCCCGGCGACAGCGGCGGCACAACCGGGAGCCCTCTATGACAGCGCGTTATCTCGGAATGAATTGCAGTGATGGCCTGACTGTCACTGACCTTGAGCATATCAGCCAGAGTATCGGCGATATCCTGCGCACACCGGTCGGCTCGCGGGTGATGCGTCGTGATTACGGCTCGTTGCTGGCGTCAATGATTGACCAGCCGCAGACTCCGGCGCTTGAGTTGCAGATTAAGGTCGCCTGTTACATGGCGGTGCTGAAATGGGAACCCCGCGTCACCCTGTCATCCGTCACCACGGCGCGCAGCTTTGACGGTCGAATGACAGTTACGTTAACCGGCCAGCATAACGACACCGGCCAGCCACTTTCGTTAACCATCCCTGTGAGTTGAAACCATGCCGATTATCGACCTGAACCAGCTACCCGCACCGGATGTGGTTGAGGAGCTGGACTTTGAAACCATTCTCGCCGAACGCAAGGCGACACTGATTTCCCTTTACCCGGAAGACCAGCAGGAGGCGGTCGCCCGTACCCTGACGCTGGAATCTGAGCCTCTCGTCAAACTGCTGGAGGAAAATGCTTATCGTGAGCTTATCTGGCGTCAGCGTGTGAATGAGGCTGCACGGGCGGTAATGCTGGCCTGTGCCGCCGGTAATGACCTTGATGTGATTGGTGCCAATTACAACACCACGCGCCTGACTATCACCCCGGCAGATGATTCGACCATTCCGCCGACACCGGCAGTGATGGAATCTGACACCGATTATCGTCTGCGTATTCAGCAGGCCTTTGAAGGTTTAAGCGTCGCCGGGTCGGTGGGTGCCTATCAGTATCATGGTCGCAGTGCTGACGGGCGTGTCGCGGATATCTCTGTTACCAGTCCGTCTCCGGCCTGCGTCACCATCTCCGTGCTGTCACGTGAAAATAACGGTGTGGCATCCGAAGACCTGCTGGCTGTGGTGCGTAACGCCCTTAATGGCGAGGACGTCAGGCCGGTGGCTGACCGTGTGACCGTGCAGTCTGCCGCCATTGTTGAATACCAGATAAACGCCACGCTGTATCTTTACCCTGGTCCAGAAAGCGAACCCATCCGCGCTGCTGCCGTGAAAAAACTGGAAGCGTACATCACGGCACAGCACCGGCTGGGGCGCGACATCCGTCTGTCTGCCATTTATGCCGCTTTGCATGTGGAAGGCGTGCAGCGTGTCGAACTGGCTGCACCGCTGGCCGACATCGTGCTTAACAATACGCAGGCGTCTTTCTGCACCGAATACCGCGTCGTGACCGGAGGCTCGGATGAGTGATTCGCGCCTGCTGCCAACCGGCTCATCGCCGCTTGAAGTTGCCGCCGCAAAAGCCTGTGCGGAAATTGAAAAAACGCCGGTCAGTATTCGTGAGCTGTGGAACCCGGACACCTGCCCGGCAAATCTGCTGCCGTGGCTGGCGTGGTCATTTTCGGTCGACAGGTGGGATGAAAAGTGGCCGGAAGCGACAAAACGCGCCGTTATCCGCGATGCCTATTTCATCCACTGTCATAAAGGCACTGTCGGCGCAATCCGGCGTGTGGTGGAGCCGCTCGGCTATCTCATTAACGTAAAGGAATGGTGGGAGACAAACGACCCGCCCGGAACCTTCCGCCTTGATATCGGCGTACTGGAAAGCGGCATCACGGAGGAGATGTATCTGGAAATGGAACGGCTTATTGCCGATGCCAAACCCGCAAGTCGCCACCTTATCGGTCTGAACATTATCCAGGACATTCCCGGCTGTCTGTATACAGGCGGTGTGGTCTGTGATGGTGATGTTATTACTGTTTATCCCGGATAAGTGAGAAACAATGAGCACGAAATTTAAAACCGTTATCACTACTGCCGGAGCCGCGAAGCTGGCAGCCGCCACTGTTCCCGGCGGGAAAAAAGTAAACCTGTCTGCAATGGCTGTGGGTGACGGTAATGGCCAATTGCCGGTGCCGGATGCCGGTCAGACGAAACTGGTGCATGAAGTCTGGCGTCATGCACTGAATAAAGTCAGTGTGGATAACAAGAATAAAAACTATATCGTGGCTGAACTGGTTGTTCCGCCAGAAGTGGGCGGCTTCTGGATGCGTGAGCTTGGTCTGTATGACGATGCCGGAACACTGATTGCGGTATCCAACATGGCAGAAAGCTATAAGCCAGAACTGGCTGAAGGCTCCGGACGTGCGCAGACCTGCCGCATGGTTATTATTCTCAGCAACGTGGCGTCCGTTGAGCTGAGTATTGATGCCAGCACAGTGATGGCGACGCAGGATTACGTCGATGACAAAATCGCAGAGCATGAGCAGTCCCGCCGCCATCCTGACGCCACGCTGACAGAAAAAGGTTTTACTCAGTTAAGCAGTGCAACAAACAGCACCAGTGAAAAGCAGGCTGCAACGCCAAAGGCAGTAAAAGCAGCCTATGACAATGCTGAGAAACGTCTGCAGAAAGACCAGAACGGTGGCGATATTCCAGATAAGGACGCTTTTCTGGACAATGTTGGCGTTACCAGCCTGACGTTTATGAAAAACAATGGCGAAATGCCGCTTGATGCTGATCTGAATACATTTGGTCCCGTTAAGGCTTATCTGGGAATCTGGTCTAAAACTACCTCAACTAACGCAACACTGGAGAAAAATTTCCCGGAAGATAATGCTGTCGGTGTGCTTGAGGTTTTTGCTGCCGGCAATTTTGCAGGTACGCAACGCTTCACCACGAGAGACGGCAATGTATACATACGCAGACTCGCCAATAAGTGGAATGGCTCTGATGGTCCGTGGGGCATATGGCGTCACACTCAATCAGCTACCCGCCCTTTGAGTACGACTATAGACCTGAATACGCTTGGAGCCGCCGAACATCTTGGTTTATGGCGTAACAGTAGCTCGGCTATAGCTTCATATGAACGCAATTATCCAGAGGAAGGCGGCTTTGCTCAGGGGATGCTTGAGATCCTCGAAGGCGGAAATTATGGAAGAACGCAACGTTATACCACTCGCCGTGGAAATATGTATGTCCGCTGCCTTGCGGCAAGCTGGGATGCATCAAATCCGCAGTGGGAACCGTGGTTAAGAGTCGGTCATCAGTCAGAGAGTCGTTATTACGAAGGTGATTTGAATGATGTAACCTCACCAGGTATTTACAGCGTTACAGGTAAAGCGACCAACGGTCCAGTACTGGACGGAAACGGCGTGACTGTACTCGGCATTCTGGAAGTGTTGAGGCGGTTTGATGGTGTTAATGTATGGCAGCGTTATACAACTGCCGGAACAGGTACAACCCTTAAAGGCCGCACCTTTGAGCGCGTCTTTACCGGCAGCTCATGGAGCGAATGGCGGGAAGTCTACACCTCGTATTCACTTCCCCTGAATCTGGGTATCGGCGGTGCTGTGGCAAAGCTCACCAGCCTGGACTGGCAGACCTACGATTTTGTGCCGGGCAGTCTGATAACCGTTAGGCTGGATAATATGACCAATATTCCCGACGGTATGGACTGGGGCGTCATTGATGGCAACCTGATAAACATCGCAGTTGGTCCGAGTGATGATTCCGGTACGGGGCGCTCAATGCATGTATGGCGCAGCACTGTAAGTAAAGCGAACTACCGATTTTTTATGGTGCGTATTTCAGGAAATCCGGGAAGCCGCACGATCACAGCAAGACGAGTACCAATCATTGACGAAGCCCAGACATGGGGCGCGAAACAGACATTCAGTGCTGGCCTTTCTGGTGAACTGTCCGGCAATGCGGCGACAGCAACAAAGCTGAAAACAGCCCGTAAAATTAATAACGTTTCGTTTGATGGAACATCAGATATTAACCTGACGCCGAAAAATATTGGTGCATTTGCTTCAGGAAAAACAGGAGACACCGTTGCGAATGATAAAGCCGTTGGGTGGAACTGGAGTAGCGGAGCCTATAACGCAACTACTGGTGGGGCATCAACGTTAATTCTTCATTTTAATATCGGTGAAGGAAGTTGTCCCGCCGCCCAGTTCCGCGTTAATTATAAGAACGGCGGTATTTTTTATCGTTCTGCTCGTGACGGTTACGGATTCGAGGCTGACTGGTCTGAGTTTTATACCACAACGCGAAAACCTACAGCGGGAGATGTCGGTGCACTGCCGTTATCTGGTGGTCAATTGAATGGTGCTCTGGGTATAGGAACATCCAGTGCTCTTGGCGGTAATTCGATTGTTTTGGGTGATAATGACACGGGCTTTAAACAAAATGGTGATGGTAATCTGGATGTTTATGCTAATAGCGTCCATGTTATGCGCTTTGTCTCGGGAAGTATTCAAAGTAATAAAACCATAAATATTACGGGGCGTGTTAATCCCTCGGATTACGGTAACTTTGATTCCCGCTATGTCCGGGATATCCGGCTTGGTGGTGCTGCCACATACAAACCTGCGAACAATGGCATGACATGGACACATCAGGCACCGTCCGGGTGTGTATATTCCGGCATTATTGTTCAGGATACCGGCTCAAACTCTGCCGATAACATTGGTGGTGTATATTACAGACCGGTTCAGAAATACATTAACGGGACATGGTATAACGTGGCGCAGGTATAATTTATGCAGCATTTAAAAAATATTACGGCGGGTAATCCAAAAACGGTTGAACAATATCAATTGACAAAAGACTTTGATGTTGTCTGGTTTTTTTCAGAAGATGGTAAGAACTGGTACGAAGAACAAAAGTATTTTGCTGATGACACGCTAAAAATAGCGTACGACAAAGATAATATCATCCGCTATGTGGAAAAGGATGTGACAGCTATCAGACCGGATGGATTAAGTGTTGTTGAAGTGGCGGATATTACTGCTAACCGACGGGCGGACATTTCAGGGAACTGGATGTTTAAGGACGGCAAAGTGATTAAACGCATTTATACGGCAGAGGAATTGCTGCAGCAGGCAGAAAACCGGAAAGCCAGACTTCTTGCAGATGCTGAATCCGTGATTTTGCCGCTGGAGCGCGCGGTCAGACTGAACATGGCAACAGATGAGGAGCGTAGCCGACTGGATGCATGGGAGCGTTACAGCGTTCTGGTCAGTCGTGTGGATCCTGCAAATCCTGAATGGCCGGAAATGCCGCAATAAGTTGTATGATCTCTGGAGTGAGCAAACATATCTATGGCACAGAGTAAAGCCTAATCTGACAGGCCGCTCTGTGTCTGGAGTAGATTTTAGTAAAGCATTATTTTATTAGTGCAAATTCTAATCAATACATTTTATGTATATGATATCCTGCAGACTTTAATGACTTGGTTTAGGCTAACCAGATAACACTGAAGGAATATTTTTGATAATTAAGGTGCGGTATGTTTACTAAGCGACGATTAAAAAATATTAACTGGGAGGCAAGTTCAGTGATTCTTGCTATGGTTCTCTTTGTTGGAAATATATTTTATACAAATCATCGTGATGATATAACTATGGAGGCTGAGAGGGACAGTATCAGAACAATGTTTGCATATGAAATCGCTAATAACCATCGCGCTCTCACTTTTCTTGATAAAACGAGATATATTGGCTTTGACGAAAATTCGGAGCATTTTGTTGGCGAGCCTTTTGCCATTAATGTCAAATCATTAGGGGGGCCTCGCTTACAGATTGCATTAAACCAGACTGATAAAGTGTTTAAATCCTACTTCAGCGAATTAAGTAAGCTTGATAAAGAGGATGTTACTCTTCTTATGGACTATTACCATGAGCAAAGCATCCTGCTGGAGCGTGTAAAATCTACGTTACAGAAGATGAAAAGTGGTAATGATATTAAAGTTGATATTGATGGTTACTTATTAGAAGAACACTTCATGAATGAGCTTAATCTTTCTAATATTTTGCTTAAACGCTATAGCCATTTGTTGTCACAACACACCAAAGAACATAAAACAAAAGATTTACATAATTGATAATCTGCTAATGGTTATTCATGGGGTAACTATGTTTTATATGTAATCCAACTCAGATGAATTATTGATTCTGGATAATAACCGCAGAGCGGTATATACCCTGACAGGCAAATGTCCGCTTCTTGTTCAAAGCAGACCGTCAGATTTGATAACTTTTGGGCTATGTAAATTGTCAGTCGGAAAATGAGTGAGTTCAAATCAGGACAGGCGGGCGAATTGCCCGCCTTTTCTTTATCTGTTGTTTCATCCACTGACCAGCCAGGTCAAATAGCGTCTCATGCTCTGCACAACAGAAAATAGTTGCACCCATTAACCACGGAGTTAAACGGATGAGTGACTATCATCATGGCGTGCAGGTGCTGGAGATTAACGACGGCACCCGCGTCATTTCCACCGTATCCACTGCCATTGTCGGCATGGTCTGCACGGCCAGCGATGCGGATGCGGAAACCTTCCCCCTCAATAAACCTGTGCTGATTACCAATGCCCAGAGCGCAATTGCAAAGGCCGGTAAAAAAGGCACGCTGGCGGCATCGTTACAGGCCATCGCCGACCAGTCAAAACCGGTCACCGTTGTCGTGCGTGTGGAAGACGGCACCGGCGAAGACGAAGAAACGAAACTCGCGCAGACCGTTTCCAATATCATCGGCACCACCGACGAAAACGGTCAGTACACCGGACTGAAAGCCCTGCTGGCGGCGGAGTCGGTAACCGGTGTTAAACCGCGTATTCTCGGCGTGCCGGGACTGGACACCAAAGAGGTGGCTGTTGCACTGGCATCAGTCTGTCAGAAGCTGCGCGCTTTCGGGTATATCAGCGCATGGGGCTGTAAAACCATTTCCGAGGTGAAAGCCTACCGCCAGAATTTCAGCCAGCGTGAGCTGATGGTCATCTGGCCGGATTTCCTCGCATGGGATACGGTCGCCAGTACCACCGCCACCGCGTATGCCACCGCCCGTGCGCTGGGGCTGCGTGCTAAAATCGACCAGGAGCAGGGCTGGCATAAAACGCTGTCCAACGTCGGGGTGAACGGTGTTACCGGCATCAGCGCATCTGTATTCTGGGATTTGCAGGAGTCCGGCACCGATGCTGACCTGCTGAACGAGGCAGGCGTCACAACGCTGATTCGCCGCGACGGTTTCCGCTTCTGGGGTAACCGTACCTGCTCTGATGACCCGCTGTTCCTCTTTGAGAACTACACCCGCACTGCGCAGGTGCTGGCCGACACGATGGCTGAGGCGCACATGTGGGCTGTGGATAAGCCCATCACCGCAACGCTGATTCGCGACATCGTTGACGGCATTAATGCCAAATTCCGTGAGCTGAAAACAAACGGCTATATCGTGGATGCGACCTGCTGGTTCAGCGAAGAATCCAACGATGCGGAAACCCTCAAGGCCGGAAAACTGTATATCGACTACGACTATACACCGGTGCCTCCTCTCGAAAACCTGACCCTGCGCCAGCGTATTACCGATAAATACCTGGCAAATCTGGTCACCTCGGTTAACAGCAATTAAGGAGCCTGACCGATGGCAATGCCGCGCAAACTCAAGTTAATGAACGTCTTTCTGAACGGCTACAGCTATCAGGGCGTCGCGAAGTCCGTCACGCTGCCAAAACTGACCCGTAAGCTCGAAAACTATCGCGGTGCGGGGATGAACGGCAGCGCACCGGTAGACCTCGGCCTTGATGACGATGCGCTGTCAATGGAGTGGTCGCTCGGTGGCTTCCCGGATTCGGTTATCTGGGAGCTTTACGCCGCAACCGGTGTGGATGCCGTACCGATTCGTTTTGCAGGCTCTTACCAGCGCGACGATACCGGCGAAACGGTGGCCGTCGAGGTGGTCATGCGTGGACGTCAGAAAGAAATCGACACCGGCGAGGGCAAACAGGGAGAAGACACCGAGTCGAAAATCTCCGTGGTCTGCACCTATTTCCGGCTGACGATGGACGGTAAGGAGCTGGTCGAAATCGACACCATCAACATGATTGAGAAGGTGAACGGCGTCGACCGGCTGGAGCAACACCGCCGCAATATCGGCCTGTGATTTTCATCCGGTCAGCCTGGCTGACCGGTTAACCCCGATTCAGAAGTGAGAAAACCATGAACAAAGAAAACGTCATTACCCTGGACAATCCGGTCAAACGTGGTGAGCAGGTTATCGAACAGGTCACGCTGATGAAACCCAATGCCGGGACGCTGCGCGGTGTCAGTCTGGCTGCAGTCGCGAACTCCGAAGTCGATGCACTGATTAAAGTGCTGCCGCGCATGACGGCACCGATGCTGACCGAGCAGGAAGTCGCCGCGCTGGAACTGCCTGACCTTGTGGCGCTGGCCGGTAAGGTGGTCGGTTTTTTGTCGCCGAACTCGGTGCAGTGACGTTTCCGAAAAATCTCTCGGTCGATGACCTGATGGCGGATGTGGCAGTGATATTTCACTGGCCGCCATCAGAACTGTATCCCATGAGCCTGACCGAACTCATCACATGGCGCGAAAAGGCGCTCCGGCGAAGCGGAAACACGAATGAGTAACAATGTAAAATTACAGGTATTGCTCAGGGCTGTTGACCAGGCATCCCGCCCGTTTAAATCCATCCGTACAGCGAGCAGGTCGCTGTCGGGGGATATCCGGGAAACACAAAAATCACTGCGCGAGCTGAACGGTCACGCATCCCGTATTGAGGGATTTCGCAAGACCAGCGCACAGCTCGCCGTGACTGGTCATGCACTTGAAAAGGCACGGCAGGAGGCCGAAGCCCTTGCCACACAGTTTAAAAACACCGAACGTCCGACACGTGCTCAGGCGAAAGTGCTGGAATCCGCGAAGCGTGCGGCGGAGGACTTACAGGCGAAATATAACCGCCTGACGGATTCCGTTAAACGCCAGCAGCGGGAACTGGCCGTTGTGGGAATTAATACCCGCAATCTTGCACATGATGAGCAGGGACTGAAAAACCGTATCAGTGAAACCACCGCACAGCTTAACCGTCAGCGCGACGCGCTGGCGCGTGTCAGTGCACAACAGGCAAAACTTAACGCAGTAAAACAGCGTTATCAGGCCGGAAAGGAACTGGCCGGAAATATGGCCTCAGTGGGTGCTGCCGGTGTGGGGATTGCGGCGGCGGGAACGATGGCCGGAGTTAAGCTGCTGATGCCCGGTTATGAGTTTGCGCAGAAAAACTCAGAATTGCAGGCCGTGCTCGGAGTGGCAAAAGACTCCGCCGAAATGACCGCACTACGCAAACAGGCGCGCCAGCTCGGCGACAATACCGCCGCCTCGGCGGATGATGCAGCCGGTGCACAGATTATCATTGCGAAAGCCGGTGGGGATGTTGATGCCATTCAGGCGGCAACGCCGGTCACGCTGAATATGGCACTGGCGAACCGCCGCACGATGGAAGAAAACGCCGCCCTGCTGATGGGGATGAAATCCGCCTTTCAGCTTTCAAACGATAAGGTCGCTCATATCGGGGATGTTCTCTCCATGACGATGAACAAAACCGCCGCTGATTTTGACGGCATGAGCGATGCGCTGACCTATGCCGCACCTGTGGCAAAAAATGCCGGTGTCAGCATTGAAGAAACCGCCGCAATGGTCGGGGCGCTGCATGATGCAAAAATCACAGGTTCAATGGCGGGGACGGGAAGCCGTGCCGTGTTAAGCCGCCTGCAGGCACCGACGGGAAAAGCATGGGATGCACTCAAAGAGCTTGGCGTGAAAACCTCAGACAGCAAGGGGAATACCCGACCAGTATTTACCATTCTGAAAGAAATGCAGGCCAGTTTTGAGAAAAACCGGCTCGGTACTGCCCAGCAGGCTGAATACATGAAAACCATTTTCGGGGAGGAGGCCAGCTCAGCCGCCGCCGTGCTGATGACTGCCGCCTCAACTGGAAAGCTGGACAAACTGACCGCTGCGTTTAAAGCCTCAGACGGGAAGACCGCCGAGCTGGTAAATATCATGCAGGACAACCTCGGCGGTGACTTTAAGGAGTTTCAGTCCGCTTATGAGGCGGTGGGGACTGACCTGTTTGACCAGCAGGAAGGCGCACTGCGTAAGCTCACGCAGACGGCCACAAAGTATGTGTTAAAACTCGACGGCTGGATACAGAAAAACAAATCACTGGCGTCAACCATCGGCCTCATTGCCGGTGGTGCACTGGCGCTGACTGCTGTCATCGGTGCCATTGGCCTCGTAGCCTGGCCGGTTATCACTGGCATCAATGCCATCATCGCGGCAGCAGGCGCAATGGGGGCAATCTTCACGACGGTTGGCAGTGCTGTTATGACGGCCATCGGGGCGATTAGCTGGCCGGTTGTGGCCGTGGTGGCCGCCATTGTCGCCGGGGCGTTGCTTATCCGTAAATATTGGGAGCCTGTCAGCGCATTCTTTGGCGGTGTGGTGGAAGGGCTGAAAGCGGCATTTGCGCCGGTGGGGGAACTGTTCACGCCACTTAAGCCGGTGTTTGACTGGCTGGGCGAAAAGTTACAGGCCGCGTGGCAGTGGTTTAAAAACCTGATTGCCCCGGTCAAAGCCACCCGGGACACCCTGAACCGTTGCCGTGACACGGGCGTCATGTTCGGGCAGGCACTGGCTGACGCGCTGATGCTGCCGCTTAATGCGTTCAACAAACTGCGCAGCGGTATTGACTGGGTACTGGAAAAACTCGGTGTTATCAACAAAGAGTCAGACACACTTGACCAGACCGCCGCAAGGACTCATGCCGCCACGTATGGCACCGGTGGGTATATTCCGGCGACCAGCTCTTATGCAGGCTATCAGGCTTATCAGCCGGTCACGGCACCGGCTGGCCGCTCTTATGTAGACCAGAGTAAAAACGAATATCACATCAGCCTTACGGGTGGTACTGCGCCGGGGACACAGCTTGACCGCCAGTTACAGGATGCACTCGAAAAATACGAGCGGGATAAACGTGCGCGCGCCCGTGCCAGCATGATGCATGACGGTTAAGGAGGTGACGAACAATGATGCTCGCGTTAGGTATGTTTGTTTTTATGCGCCAGACGCTGCCACACCAGACCATGCAGCGTGAATCAGATTATCGCTGGCCGTCAAATTCCCGTATCGGTAAACGGGATGCCTTTCAGTTTCTCGGTGTGGGTGAGGAAAACATCACGCTTGCCGGTGTGCTTTATCCCTGCGTATTTTCATGAAAGGAGATCACTCAATAACTTCCATCGAGATCGGGTAATA